ATTAATAGCATCATCAGCTATTTTAGCTCCTGTAACTGCATCGGCAGCTATCTTGCCTGAAGTAACTGCTGAAGCATTTATTTTAGCAGCTTCTACTGCATTACTTGCAAGTTTAGCAGCAGTAATATTTGCGTCTGTAATTTTTGCTGTTGTAACTGAATTAGTTTTTAAATTAGAAGAATCAATACTATCTGTTGGTAATGAATTATTTGTTTTAGTTAATATAGCTAAATAAATAACTAATGTTTCACTTGATAAAGAACCTGAATCCCAAGTTACGTTAACTGTTGTATTTGTTGAAAAAGATGTACTTGCTATTGTACCATAAATTGTTCCAGTAGAAGAACCTACTGCTTTAACTCTACGTCCTGCATGATAATGAGCAGTAACATCAGCACCATCTACTCTAAATGCTGTGCTACTTACATAAGTAAATGTATGTGCGCCATCACCATCACCATAGATAACCCATTGAGCATCATTGTACCATTCTCGCATATCAGCAGTAACAGCTCTAAATGCGTTATTAATATTTGAAGGCAACATACCTTCTGCAATAGACACACCTCCTACGGATGTATTATTACCTGCTGTTGTGCTATAATCTTTTATACCTGCCATCTATTCTCCTATAAACCAAGCATATGCTTTGTTATTTTCTGTATTCTTTTCATTAATTAATGTGTTAATTGCTTCTTCAATTTGTCTTTGAAAAAATTCTTGTGTTTCGAAACTATATCTTACGTTATCTATATCTGTTTTATCTGTCATCTTAACCCTGCTTTAACAGCAGTAATATCAATCCCTTGTCCATGACTAAAAGTCTTACCACTTGGTACTTTAACATTTGCTCTAAAGTATCTTCCTGATTGTCTTATAGGATTGATACCATTAGAGGTCATTGTTGACGAAGTAGATTCTACTTTTGCATCTGCTAATCTATTTCTAGTCTTAACTGTTACTGTAGCTTCAGCATCAACAATTGGTCTTACTCCTGTAATAGATGCTCTATGTCCAGGAAATACTTCTATTTCAGAAGTCTCTATCTCAGATTCATTTTGAGTTCCACTAAAAATTGCAGCATTGTAAGAGTTATTTATAGCTCCTAAAAACTTCTGTCCACCTGACCAAAAGTCAGTATCTAAAGCAATATTTATACTTTCTAAGTTTTCAGATATAGTGTCCATAAGCTCTACAGTATAAGCACCTACAAACTGACTAAATATAAAACTAGCATTAGTCTCAGCTAATGACCATTTTTTAGTAGCATAGTTGTAGATAATAAGCTTATCACATATTCCTGATGTATTAGATGCATTAGAAGCTGAAGGATAAAGCCACATAACCAGTTGATTAAATGGATCTACAGCTGCACATATTCTATCAGAAAATGCTTTGTTAAGATCTAGATCAAAAAATCTATTAACTTTTTCAGCACCTATTGATAATAAGTTATCACCTTGAATTTCATAAAATCCATCGTCAGCATAAAAGAAAACTCGTCTATTATCTTGTGCTACAGTTTTGCCATATATAGCTCCTCTATTAGGAGATATTACTGATAATCTAAATACAGTTGCTCCACCAACATAATCCATACGAATGATTTGGTTTTGTCTAAATACATAACCATATTCACCTGAAGTTATAGCTACGATTTCACCACCTGATCCTGGAAGATCTTGTTGATCAGCTTGTTTAGTTCCTGATAACCAAGTAGTAATATCATTGATTCCAGACCATTGTATTCTATTTTGATTTGTTGGTTGGTTTCCTGTTACTAAGAAATCTCTTATAACTCCTGAAACTCTAAATGTTGGAACAGTACCTGCTGTTTGTATTGCTGAAAGATTAGCAAAATTAGTTGATGTTCCCATTAAATAATATTGAGGTGCATCTACACCATTACTCGCAATAATGTAATTACCAAATTGTGTAAATGTCCAATAATCAGTATTAGTTCCTGTAAGAGATCCTTTTCTAGAAGTAAATGCTCCTGAAGCTAATTGATATATATCTGTATTCTTAGCAACAAAATTAAATACATTACCTGCATTATCTCTAAATGAACCACCACCTCTAGCATCAGCTCCAATATTATTAGAACTATATTCTACTAATGAAGGAAATCTTTTATAAGAGTTTAATGCATAATAAACATTAGTTGCTACATTAGCTCCTTTTTTATCATGTTCAGGTTGATCAGGTAACCATTCACCAAAAGGTATCTGCATTATTTTCTCCTATAGAATGATAGATCTGTACTTACATCTGTTCTTTGAACAACAGGTGCAGAACCATATGAATCTTGTTTGTCATTATTCTCACATCTCTCAAGAGCTGCTGAATACATACCTAGCCATTGTTGCGTTTGGTTAGGGTCGATCCCACCGATAAAATTACTGGCATGATATAACGACCCATATAAATAGATAGATGGATGACTTGCCAAAATATAGTTAGAGGTATCGCTATCAGACAAAGCAGTAAAAGCTTTATAATATTGTAGCTTACCAGTATAACTCGTATCAGGTTGGGGTGCGAATCTAAAACTTTCAGTACCATTGTCTGACTCTATAGTATACGTTCTAGGCATACCTGAAGTCGAACCTCCTTTTATTTCAAATAAATTGCCTGGAGTTATATATTCCAAATGATATTTAGTACCACCTGATAATATATGAAATGATCTAGCACCAATAAAACCTGTTGGTACAGTAACTAATTCTGCGTTAATAGTTACATCATCATTCTGTTCCATTTGTCTTATACGTAACTTAGCATTAAAATCAGCTTCAGTAAGTTTTATAAAATCATCTTGTATCTCAGTTGTTAAATCTGATCTATTTAAGAAATTTGCTATTGATGATTTAAGTTCTGTATATGTTGATAATGCCATTACATTCTTCCTGATGCTGTTCTAAAATAACGATATTCGTTACTATTAAGTTTTAACTTTAAAATTTTTGTTCTTTCTGATTTGGGTATTTGCCACCAATTATTAGTACCATTATATTCTCTAGCCCATAGTTCTAAAACCATAGTTGGTATACTAGCTACACGTTTAATTTCTTTAGTCTTAGAATATCCGTCATTAAGATTATATAATCTTTTATTCTTTTGTAGAATAGGATTAACTTCTTGTGATCTTTTAACTGTTACTTTTCCATCAGCTTCTACGAAATATTTGGTTCCGTCAGATTCCTGATCTCTTAATATAGACATTATTCACTTAGTGTAGTTACGTAAACATTGGCAGAACCAATGGCAGCTAATTTTTCTCCAGGTGAAACTTTAAAATATTCATAACTTTTTGCTTCTAAAAATATTTTAGATGATGTTGCAGTTGGATTAACTCCAAATTCTACATGAACATCTGCATCAGATATTACTCTAACGTATTCTATATTAGCTTCAAAAGCAGCAGTCTGTGAAGATGAACCACCTGAAGCAAGTTTTACAGTTGTAACTGGTCTCATTGCTATATGCATTTGTATTTCCTTTATTTTATTGTTAGGGGAGATTGCTCTCCCCTTAATTAATTATCTTCTTATTACGAATGTAACAAGACATTTTTTAGCTCCAGTAGAGCCACCATCTGTAATGATTTCAAGTGTACCATCTTCTTCTACTCTGTTAGCAGCAGTAGGTGCAGATGAATCTACAGTTCCAGCAGCTGATCCTGAATGGGCGACAGTAATGCCACCACCAGTTATAGCTGTGCCACCAATCTCAAAAGATAATGCAGCATTACCACCTGATATAGCACCTTGTAGAGCAGTAATAATTTTTATTACTTTTCCACCATCAGGTACTGCAACAAATGTAGAAGATGCTGTACTAATATCTTCGATCTCAGCAGTTAAAAAATAGTCGTTTAATGTTCTCATGTTTTCTCCTTTGTATGTTCCGTATTATTGACCTCTTAATACTTCATATTTTGGGTTGATACAAGGGGAGTATGTTGAGGTTACTCCCCTATGTATTTATAGATTATGATGTTGTTAAGTCGAATACTCCACCTGAAGCACCTTCATTTCTAGAGATCAAAGTAAGTTCAGCTAATAGCTGTCTTTTTTCTGAGTCACCACTTTTTGAAAGTTCATGCATTGTGAAGTCTCTTAAGAATCCTACAGACCAGTAGTCCATATCTAAGACTAATGCATCTCTATCTCTAGAGAATCTGTTAGGAACAACTTCTAGATCACCAAAATCAGAAGAATATACATCTATTGAAGTGTATAAAGTTTTATCTTCTGAAGCATCGAATCTAGTAGATCCACCAGTAAATCCTGAGATTTTCTGTTTGTTGAATGGGCCTACCATGATTACAGATGGGTTACCACCTGAGTTCCAAGTACCTTTAATAACGTCTTTCAACATAGCTTCAGTTAAAGCTCTTTGAGTTCCGTCATTTCTAGCATCAGAAGCATCTGCTGCAGTTGGAGATGATCCGTCTGCTGCAAAGTTATCATTCGTTGCAATCCAAGCACCAATAGAACCGAAAGTTCTTGCAGTTGATGAATTACCAGCTGCTCTTACTTGGTTAGTTAATAAAGTAGACTCGATGTCTCTTTTTAACTCTTTGGATTTTTTAGCTATTTGGTATGCAAGTTCACTTGCTCTACCAGCTTTGTCTACAGCTTCTTGTGTACCAGTAATTACTACAGTTTTATCCATGATCTGTGTGTAGTTACCGATTCTAGCTGTTGCTGTTGATGCATCTAGTGTAGCATCGTCACCTTCAATAACTTTATTGTTAGTAACTGCTGCTGCTAAACTATCTGTTTGCCATTCGTGGAATGTATTTTTTACTTGCTCTCTCGCAGCTGCACTCATGAAAGGAGTTTCAGTTGGAGAAATTGAGTAAATAACATCCTGCAAATCTTCTCTGATACCTACTGCATCGTACGTATCAAATGTGTTTGTTGGTTGTGCCATGTTATTTTCCTATTTGTTTTTTGAGATTATTTCAAGAATAGCAGAATGAGCATCGTTCAGTTTACCTGACTTTCTCACTCTACCAATTTTTTGTTTAACAGTAGCACGTTTAGAATCCTCCATTTTAGGAGTTCCTGACTTAATTACTCTAGGAGCTGTAGTAACTTTTTTATTAGTTACTGGTGCTGCCTTTGAGGCTTTGTATCCCATTGCATCTCTTAGAACCATAAGGAATCTATGATCTGCTAATGAACCAATTTCTTGTTCGTTAAATCCATATTCAGATAAAGATTGTTTCATCTGATTTTTGAAAGTAACAGACTTAACTGGATCACTATATTCAGGGATCTTAGTTGCTGCCAAAGTTTTTTGTTCTTCTATGTATTGATTATACTGCTGTGCTTTGATTGCTTCAGTTTGAGACTTTAGTTTATTAAAAGATTCTCTTTGCTGACGCATTTCAAAATCTATCTTAGCAGCATTCGCAGGATCTTCTTCATACATCTTTTTAAGATCTGCATCGTTAGAAGGTTGACTGATATAGTTACTGGCCATGCCAATTAAATCATTCAATTCTTTGAGCTTACTGTCATACGTTTGACTAAGGCTCAGTCTTTGTTCATCAAGTGTTTTCTTATCTTGCGATAAAGCATGAGTCTTTTGTCTATAATCTGAGTCTCTTGAATAACCTGATTTCAATTCGTCCAAGCTGACCTCTAACTCTTGACCTTGTACTTTGACTCGGTGGAGTGAAGGTTCTTGTGCTTCTTGTTGTTCGGTTTGTTCTGTCTCAGTTATTTCAGAGCTTTCAGTTTCAGGTTTAGCTTCCTCAGTCTCGGATTGGCTAACTTCTTCAACAACATCAGGTTTAGTTTCTTCAACTGGTTTTTCCTGTGTTTGCTCTTGTGGTTCTGTCTGTTTTTTCTCAGGTTCTGATTGTCCTTCTTGAGGATTCAGTAATCCTGTTATTTTATCAGCAGCACCTTTTATAGTTTTATCTACTTGCATAGATTCTCCTTTTAGGTTGATCGCTTCCTGGATTGGATTAGCGAAATAGACTTCTAATTACTTAGTTAAGTCTTGTAGTTGATCTAGCTCTTTGGAGGCTAGTTTTCCTTCATTCATCACAGACTCAAGATGTCCTTTAATTTTGTCGACCATATTATAGGCCATCCAAAGAACTTGTCTTTGATCGTGATCTTTATAAGACGTGTTAAATATTTCCTCTTTGTATCGAGTTTTTAAATAACTAATCGCCTCTTTCATCAGGGGTTCGTCCAGTATTAACTGGGCCTTTGTTCCCTGCGAAATCTGTTTTGTTAGATCCTTTGTCATTAAAAAATGTTTTTTGACCTTTCATTATTTCTTTAAATAAATCACCTGATTGTTTAACTTGTTGTGTTTCTACCATAGATCGGTTCTTCATTTCAAGCTCATTTATTTTAGTACCATATTTAAGTTCCATCTCTTTAACTTTTAGTTCAAAATCAAGCATACTTTGTCTTAATTCAGATTCTAGTTTTTTCATAGCTACTTCAGCATCTAGAGATTTTCTAGCATTTTCACCTTGTACTTGAGCTAATGATACTTTTTCAAACTCTGTTGGTGGTTTAGGTGGAAGTGGTGGCATTTGTGATGCACCTACTTCAGGATCCATAAAGAAAGGTTCTACACTTCCAAGACCTGCATTCTCTACAAGTTTTTGTAATGTAGAATATATATTTTTAAGATTAACTACTGGGCCATATACATTCTGTTGTAATTGTATTGCTTGTAGTTGTCTTTGTAAAATACCATTAAGAAGGATAAGTTGTTGTTCTTTAGAACCTGTACCTAATCCTACTTTAACAGATAAGTTAACTCTGTTTCTCCATTCGTATGGAGTCATAGGTATAAACTCACCTCTAATTCTAACTAATTTTTCTTTTTGCTGATACTTGCAAAGTAATTCAAATATCTTAATTCCTAAATCTTTAACACCAGTTTCTGCAAAAGTTCTAGCAATCAATTCCATTCTCATTTGAGATTGTGTTAAAACTTGATTCATGCCAGTTGCAGTATCTGTATTAAGTGCATCTGATTGTAAACCTTGTGAAGATTTTGTAACACCTGATCTTGCTTCTCTTACTGAGTCTAAATAATTTAATAGTCCTGAAGCTTGTTCTGTAATAGGTTGAGCTGTCATGACTTGCATAACATTTTGTGGTGGTTGTTTAGTTCTTACAATACCACCTGGACGATTTGTTAAAAGATCATCCATAGCTACTTGACCATCTTGAATAGCAATTCT